GTAGATGGATTCTAATAAATAAAAACAAGCCCTTGAAAACATTGGTATTTCAAGGGCTTTTGTTATGTCTTTGTGTAGAAAAGGGGCAGGTAAGGGGCAGAATTAAAAAACACTATCCAAAGTTTTTACAAGTTTATCTTCCATATCTTGAGTTGTATGGGAATAAATCTCAAGTGTCATTTTTGCGTTTGCATGTCCGACACGATCCATAATTGACTTAATTGGAAGCCCGGCTTCCGCTAAATAGGAAATATGAGAATGTCTGAAAATATGACTTGACAGATTTTTTTCTATTCCAGCTTTTGCGCCGTATTTTTTTATAATTTGAATGAAAGATGGTAACGTTATTGGGCTATTCCAAACCTCTAAGCAAAAGATATAATCATCATCTTTTAGTGGTTGATAACGTTCAGTGAGTCGAACCACTTGACGTTGTATGGCCTTTATAACTGCATCTGATACCAGTATTGTTCTAATGGATTTTGCGGTTTTTGGCAATGTTTTTATTTTGTTGATTGAGTCAAAATTACCTGTAATTTCAATCTTATTATTTTCAAAGTCTATATTTTTGAGTTGTAATGCCGTCAACTCTCCATACCTCATACCAGTGAGAGCAAGAACCGTTACCATATCGGCATATTTTTGCTGATACGGTCGATCATTCAGTGCATCTATTAATGCTTTGATTTCATCCATAGTCAAAAACTTGTTGCGCTTTTTTTCAATATCTTCTAAAGTTTCCGGTTTTTTAGGAATAACCGTGTAATTAACCTCATTATTTTCAATATAAGAGTATTGAACTGCATAATCGAAGATACTTTTGAGTCTACTGCGGACTCTATAAGCTGTATGATATCCTTTGCTATCAATAATATTTTCAATCTTACTCTGGATATACCGTCTATCAATATTAGCTAGTAAAGTGTTAGATGGTATTTCTTTTTTCATAGTCGCATCAACAAAAGTATAATTGTGCTTAGTAGATGCTTTGACTGTTTTAGACCAAGAATTGTAAAAAAGGTTATAGATCTCTTCAAATGTAATGCTTTCTACTTGTTTTGTGCTGATTTTTTTCTTTATCTTTTCTTGCAGCAAGATGGCAGCTTGATTTTTAGCTTGAGGGGTTTTCTTTTCCATTGTGACTGATACTTTTTTTAATTTCTCAGTATATGGATCCTTATACCGTTCAAAAAATTTATATTTGCCGGTTGGTAATTCTTCCATCCACATTTGCTTTTCACCTCATTTCTTGGTAAAATAGACATAGAAAAGAGGGCTTTTTAATGCCTGTCTTTCTATACATCCTACTCCACGCTCAGAGTCGCCAAACTTTTGAGAGCGTGGGGCTTTTTTGTTTTGTCTAGACTTTGTAAATGTCAACGACCTCTCCGATTGTGCGGATGTCGTCATTCTCTGACAAGTGAATTTCCTCGTATCCACTATTTAGACTTTGAAGATACCAGGAACCGTCATAATCTCTTTTCAATTTCTTGACGAAGTTCTTACCGTTAATTTGGAAGATACCGATTGAATTGATATCTACCTGACTGGTAACTTTGATGAACAATAGATCATTATCTTCAATGAGTGGTTCCATACTATCGCCTGCCACTTTAGCGATGGTGTCATAACTTTCTGGGACATCTTCAGTTCTAAGTTTCACTTCCATGTGAAGATTATCTTCCTGGAACGTTCCATGGCCTGCAGCAACCAGTCCCTCAACATAGTCTATAATGTAGTCATCTGTTCTATACTTTTCTAAGACCGTGGTCGCTTTCATGTTGATTTGCTCGTTTAATAGAACTGTAGCATAGTCGATTACATTTGCTTGTCTATCTTCGTCTAGTTGATTGAAGATGGTTAGAATTTCAGCCTGATCAATATCAATGCCGTTAAAATAATCTAGTGGGACATCGAAATAATCAGCAAGGATTTTGACAGATGAGAGTCTAGGTTCCTCTCTATCATTTTCCCATTTTGAAATTTTACCTTTATTAAAATTGATAGTGTCAGGATATTCCTTGTTCAATATATCCGCTAACTCTTCAAGAGTTAGATTATGGCTTTTTCTAAGCTCTTTTATTTTGTTTCCTATCATTGTTGTTGCTCCTTTTTCTATAATGATAATACCATAAAAGTTTCGTTAACGCAAATTATTTTAAAAAAATTAAAAAAAGTTGTTGACAACGAAAAAATAAAAGTGTATACTTAACTCATAAAATAAAGTTGCGAAAACGACAACTTGGAAAGGAGAGGTCTATGGAAGGTTCACTAGTACTGGATAAACCATACCACAATTTAAAAGGTATCATCGTTTCTAAAGGTTTGAAACAGAATGATATTGCCGACAAGTTAGGGATGGATAAGTCTACACTTAGCATGAAAATCAACCGATATAAAGGGCGAGACTTTACATTCTCAGAGGCAAGTAAGCTAGCAGAATTGCTAGGTGTCAAGATGGAGGATTTCTAGCAGTATTTTTTTACTCTAAAAGTTGCGAAAACAACAACAAAGAAAGGAGAAAGCAATGAAAGAAATTGAAAAAAATGCCCTCAATGATGTTTTGAGGACAATTATACTTATAAACGGAAAGATTGAAGAAATTGCTGAAATTCAAAAGCAGCAGGAAATACTTATTTCTTATCTTCGAGGGATGATAGCAGGCTCTGAGTCTGAGTGATTCTATCTTGAGATTGTTGAATAATTGACTGATAGCCAAATTGTGATTCGTTTAAATTTAAACCACGAATGATTCCGGGAGAATAGTTTGACTGATTTTTTTCAAGAAGATTTAGTATTTTGTCTAGCTTTTTAGTTAGTTTATCATCAAGCTCATCTAATGTAACGCTTTTATCAAGACTACTCTCAGGCATTTTGAAGTTTTCAAAACTTTGAATTTTAGATTTCAAATTTTCTTTAGATTCTTCAATTTTCGATACATCTGTATCATAGAAAACGGTACGAGTCGTCATAACATCAAAAGGAAGTCTTTCTCCTACTCTTATGATTGGGACAAGAGGCAGTTCAAGCGCCTGTCTAAAACCTAACTCGTAGAATGCGTTGGGATTATGGTCTGTCATATCTGCTATAACCATAGGAGCAGTCTTAAGGTAATTGATAATTGTAGCGTTGATGTTATCTACCGCATTGACGTGGTCAACACGAACAGGTTTATAACCAAGTTCTTCACAAACAGGGGCGATAAGATACTTATATACATTGTCAGCTCGTTCTCTGGTAGGTGTTCCAGATTCACCAATAGCAGTTACAATAAAACAAATTTTTTCAGTCATAATTATACTCCGCAAATTTTATTATCTTTATTATACCAAATTTAGAAAGGAATATTATGAACGAAATTTTTAATTTTCACGGGCAAGAAGTCCGTACTATGACAATCAATGATGAACCATGGTTCGTTGGAAAAGATGTCGCTGACATATTAGGATATAGCAAAGCAAGAAATGCAATTGCTCTTCACGTTGACGAAGAGGACGCCCTAAAGCAGGGCATCCCTACTAGCGGTGGAATGCAAGAAATGTTGATCATCAACGAATCAGGATTATATTCGCTTATCCTATCTAGCAGATTGCCACAGGCGAAAGAATTTAAGCGCTGGGTGACATCAGAAGTCCTTCCAGCTATTAGAAGGCAAGGTGGTTTTATCCGTGAGGACCTAGATGAAGATGCCTTTATCGCTCTCTTTACTGGACAGAAGAAATTGCGTGAGCAACAAGCCAGCATGATTGAAGATATCGACTATCTCAAGAATGAACAACCAATTCATCCAAGCTACGCTCAATCTCTATTGAAGAAGCGTAAGGCTCGAGTAGTTGCTTGCCTTGGTGGAATTGACAGTCCAGCTTATGCAAATAAGACATTCGCTCAATCAGTCTTCAGACAAGCTGAGATTGATTTCAAGGATCATTTCAACATCAGTCGCTATGACTTACTACCAAAGAAATTCGCTGAAGCTGCATCGAAGTATTGGATGACTTGGGAGCCATCTACCAACACTAAGATGAAAATCATGGATTTGAACGCTTTTAACATAGCTCAGAGAGGATGAAAATTAGACCACAAAAAAGCACCTGACCGAAGTTAGGCGCTCAACAAAATTACTACTTAAATTATAACATGAAAGGGGCAGATATGGAAGCAATTGAAGTTGTGAGAATTAGGGATGTGATCATTGAGAAGGTTTCGGCCAACGATGAAGAATTAGAACACATCTTTGGATGCACAAAGCGACAAGCAGGAGACATGAGACGAGAGATGAAGAAATTACCTAGTCAACAGAAGCACCTCAGAAACGATGGCCAACTTGTCACAATTAAAGGGTTTGACGCATACCTGCAATATAGAGGTAGTCGAGAATGGAAAAAAGAAATGGAAACAAGCAAGAAAATGAGGTCGGTCGGATGAACGCTTTCATCGCATCACTGACTTTAAAAAGAATTAGAGGTATAGAAAATGGAAATTAAATATGTTTATGAAAAGACACAATTAGGGTGGGGTTGGCAAGTTGCCCTAGACGGACAAAAGCTATTCTATCCTTTTGGCGAACTAAAAGGTTTGAAACGCTTTGTGAAGGAAAATTTGGATATTTTGATCCAGAAGCTAGAAAGTGAAGAAAACTATGGACTAGCCTTCTATGCCTGTGGGTATAACGGACAGTCACAACAAGAGTACATAGATTGTTGGAAAAAACAAGGTTTGACCGTGTTTTAATTCAAGGAGAATAATATGACAGAACCAACTTTATCAAGCCAATTGTTTGGCTTAGCAGTGATTTTCATTGGAATGTTTATCTTGCTGCTATTTACAGCTAAAAATGAAAAAACGGATGAGCAAAATGTTGTGGTCATCATCGAAGAAACCGAGGATTTCGGAGAAGTCGCACGAAGAAACCTGAGAATGTGTGATAGAAAATCAACCTATGACACACAGCCTCCTATTGGACTGACTTCATCAATCGAGGATGTGCCACAAGTTTTTAGAGCATGCATCGAAGACTATGACAGGCTTGCTTGTGATTACCAGGAAGAAGCAAGTAACAATGATTTTCTAAGAAAGCAAAATGCAGACCTCTTAGAAGAAAATGGGCGTTTGCTTTATCAGGAAATGACTATGGAATCTAGAAGAAATCAACGCAAATGGGGAGCTAGAGCATAAAAACAACAAAAACTAAAGGAGGGAAGTCATGTCTGAAATCAAATGGATTAAGATTACGACGGATATTTTTGATGATGAAAAGATACGCCTTATTGATGCACTACCAGATCATGATGCAATTTTGGTTATATGGTTTAAAATCCTAGCTCTTGCTGGCAAACATAATCGCAACGGACTTTTGATGATGTCAGATAAAGTTCATTACACTGATGAGATGCTTGCAACAATCTTTCAAAGGCCTCTGAATAGTGTAAGAATGGCTCTTGGAATTTTTGAACAATTCGGAATGATTGAAATTATCGATGGTGTTATCACGCTGCCAAATTGGGAAAAGCATCAAAATATTGATGGGATGGAAAAAATCAAGGAGCAAACACGCAATCGTGTTGCAAGGCACCGTGAGAAACAGAAAAATCTTGCTCTTGGTAACGTTACATGTAACGTTACAGTAACGGGCGGTAACGCACTAGAAGAAGAAGCAGAAGGAGATAAGACTAAGATTAAGAATAGATTAGATAAAGATAAGAATATAACTACTACTAGTAGTGAGTATATCTTAGAACTTTTTCAGTCTGAGTTTCGTAGATTACTATCAGGTTTTGAGATTGAGGAAATTAATCATCTGTTAAAGGAAAATGATGTTGAACTAGTTAAAGAAGCATTGAGGACCGCTGTTAATTTAGGAAAACCAAACGTTAAATACATAGGTGGTATTTTGCGAAATTGGCAGATGAATCAAGTTACAACAGTTGAACAGGTTCAACAATCTCAAAAACAACATCAAGAAAAAAAATCAGGCAAGGAGGCGACAGACGAATGGGGATTTTAGAACTTATCGAGCAATTTGAAGATGACTTTTATCCGATAAGCGAGGAAAAGAAGTCACTGCTTGCAAAACAATCTCTTTCTACCGTTACTGCTTGCCTGTCAGATATGGCTAGCTGGAAAGCTTGTGGAGGTAAGGTATCATGGTAACTGATGCTTTAGAAGAAATGGCTCTCTCTTATCACAGAAATACTGAAGAACAGGATGAAATTTGCGACAAACACAAAATTCCTTTGATTAAGATTATTCGTACAAATGATGTTCTCTGTCGCTTATGCGAATCGGAACGGATTCATGCAGAGAATCAATTAAGAGTAAATGAGCTTGCTGACGCAGAATACGAGAGAGAACGGAAGTTCTATCTTGAGAGATTCTCTCTCTATGATGATGTACTGAAAAATGCTACTCTTGATAACTTTGACACACCAACTGAAAAAGAGGTTGAAAAGTTGAAGTTTGCCAAAAAAATTTGTAGAGAGTGGGCAGGTGGAGCGAGAAACAATGTTGTTTTTCAAGGCGAAGCTGGAACGGGTAAAAGCCATCTTGCTTTTGCCATGATGAAAGCTTTATCAGAAGCTACAAAAGAAATTGCTATCTTTATCAATGTCACTGACTTGCTGATGAAAATCAAGGCGGACTTTAGTCAGGAAGAGTTCCTGGTCAATAAAATCGCTAGTGCAAAGTTTTTGGTCTTGGATGATCTTGGTATGGAGAAGGACAGTGAGTGGTCCTTCAGTATTCTTTACAACATTCTCAACAAAAGGGCCAATACGGTTATCACGACTAATCTGACTGCACAAGAAATTCAGAAACGCTACGGTCGGCCGTTTATGAGCCGGTTGATGAAGGGTGTAGACAATGATCATCTGATGGTTTTTAATGACCTGAAAAATAAAAGGAAAGAGTATTTTTAGATATGAATGAAATTAAAGAAAAAGCCTTGGCTAAGTTGCTAGAGGAATTAAATCAACCACATGATGCTGCACTTGACCGTGTTCATAACTGGATATGCGATCAGGAGGATGAGGAATTATTTAAAGGAATCTTAAAAGAGCGATACTCTCTGAAGTGTGCTTTAAGCCATGCTAAAGAAAAAGCTCGTAAATTTGCTGAAAACGGAGTCGCTTGTATCGATGATGCTACTGTCTTCAGATGGGTTAGAGAGTACTTTATCTCAAATTCACAAGTATCTAACATCAAGCAGGTACCTGTTGAATCTGTCAAGAAGAAGGTAGAAAAGCCTAAAAATCCTTCTGAAAATAAAGCTGATGCGGTCAAAATTAAGAAAGAGAAAGGAGCAGTCGAAAAGCAAATGAGCATTTTCGATTTCTTGGACGAATGAAATATGAACAATGCAAGCGAGAAGCTGACAGACGATTGAAACCACCTGCAGATTTTTGGAGCTGGTGCTACTCGCAAATCACAACGTATAGATGGAGCAATAAGGACAAGACAATAATCGCTTCAGACTTGGACCTTGGCCATTGTATTGAAAAGCGACTGACAAAGTCGTCACGGCTCACTTTTTATGACAAGACCTACTTTTTCTCAATCATTCTCAGCACGTCTAAACGCATCGAGATTCAATCTTATGAATTTAGCTCGAAGCTAGTCGAAGGGAAACAATTTATTGATTTTCAACTTACTAATTTAGAACGATTTGAAAATGACAAACACATAAAGATTGGCCAAGATTTCAACGGACAATTTTATCCGTATCTATTCGCCAATTTCTTTAGTGGCGGTTTTTACACAGGAAATATTTTTTATCCAAACAACTGGGCTGAGAGACTTAGAAAAGTATCTGAGCTCAAATATTTGAAGTTTGGATACATCGATTACTGGGAAATTGAACGGCTTTACAAATACAAGTTTGAAATTGAATTCGCTCAGAAAATTCATGCTTATAGGTTGGCCAACGAAATCATGTATCCAAATTATAGGTTTGGATTCACAAGAAGCGTAGATATGCGAACCTTGAACCGCAGATGGCTTCAGAAGAATAAACATTTTTTCAAAAATTCAAATCGCAGCTTTAACGAATTTGAATTGAGCCGTCGATTAAAAGAACGGAACGGCCAACTAGTGCCTGGCATTGAGTCTTATCTGACTTACCACGATATCAAGCATATACCGAAAGGTATCGGGATCAATAAGTTTCAGAATTGGGTTATCAAGAATCATATTGACTTCAATGAATACCTTGACTATCTCAAGATGCTACGAGAAATGGGCATTGAGCCTGAAGGTGATGCTATGCTTGTGCCAAAGGATTTCACGGCCATGCATAATCACACAGTCGGATTATACAATCAATTCGTCGAAGAAAAACAAAAACTGGAAGATAAGAAGAAACGCAAGCAACTTGAAGCTGAGTTTAAACTTAGAGAAGGAATGGATAAGACAATCAATGGATACGCATTCCATGTCCCTAGAAAAGTGGCTGAGCTGATCTATGAGGGCAAGAAGCTACATCACTGCGTAAGCTCATACACAGACAAGCATTTTAAAGGGGATACCTTAATAGTGTTTGTCCGTTTATCAAACCAACCTAAAAAACCTTTGTACACACTCGAAGTGAGACAAGGGAAGATAGCTCAGTTTCGTGGCAAGTATAACCAAGATGTACCAGCTGAAGTCTGGGACATAGCCAAGGAATGGATGAAACAAACGAAATTAGTACCAAAGTCAGCATAAAGGAAAAAGGAGTTGGAAGATGATGGAAGAATTAAAGAAAAAAGTTAATGGAGTATACGGCTGGTCGGTAGAAGACAGGAAGCTCAAACTTCCCAAGCAAGATTTACCACAAGCAGTGAAAGACCGTGCGGACTATTTTTGGGAAATGGCAGAAGATGGTATGACGTTTATGGGAGCGATGGAATGTATCTTCGCCGATAAAAAACCTACAGACTATGATTTGGGTGCTACTAAGGATTGGTTGCCAAAATCTAAGGAGTTTGATGATTGGGTCGGCTATTCACCAGGCATGTCTCAGTTAGTTATTGCAGTTTATTTAATTTATGGAGGAAAGGAAGATGAATAAGCAGGAAGGGATTGAAGTTGAGGAGGTGGAATAAATGGAAAATTTAATGTTTTGGGGGATGTTTATTGCTTGTTTGCTGATTTCGGCTATGACATTTTATATTATGTACTCTCAAGCGATGGTCAACAGAGATTTGGAAAGAAAATACTATGACTTAAAACAAGAAATTTTAAGAGTTTTTGGTTGGGATGAATATGACTGGGCAAATAATTTTAGGGATTATGCTCGTAAAGTTGAAGGACTTATCAAGTTTAAAAAAGAAATTGAACAACTTGAAATTATTAAAAAAGCATTAGAAGTCAAAAGTTTGGAAGAGTTGCAAAAGAAGAAAGAACAGATTGAAAGTGTAATCAAAACGCTAGAAAAATAAGGAGGTGGAGTGATGAATGAACAGTTCGTTTTAGAATTACAGAAATTGCTGAATTGCTTTCCTGATTCATACGTAAATCGCAACCTTGAGGTAATTCTTATACCTAAGACCAATACTTACTTTTCTCTAGTCGGTTGTGGCACAAAGAGGGACATAATTGCAAAAGTCTTAATGTGGTGCACTAGGGATATAGCGAAAGTTAGACCTTATCAACAACACAAACGAAATATCGCCTTCTATGTAGACAATCGTGACCGTTTGAGAAAATATTTAGGTTCTAATATCGATGTAGATGTGGTTTATCATCACCTAGGAAATGGAATTAACAAAGAACTCACACACAGATTTATCGAGAGCGGTTTTGATATGAACTTACTTTATAGAGAAATTAAGAGCAAGGAGTAGAGTGATGGAAGAAGTTATTATGGCTACACTGCCTAACAAAGAATTAAATCGTTTGATTAAAATTGAAATCGCAGTTGAAAATCTAATCGAGAACGGAGTTCTTGATCAAGATTTGTTCAATGAGTATTTGAGAGAAATATAGATTAAGGAGGTCACAGATTGAAACGAAAAAGCATATCTAAAGTCATGAGACAAAAAGTTTTGGATAAATACGGTGGTCACTGTGCTTATTGTGGCAAGGTTTTGGACTTGAAAACTTTGAGAGTGGATCATCTACACCCTCACTATTTAGGTGGAGAAGATAGTTTTGAAAACTATATGCCAGCGTGCTATCAATGTAATTTCTACAAATCTACTCTTCTGTTAGATGAATTCAGAGAGCAGATGTCTACCTTGCATGAAAGAATCAGCAAGCCATTTATAGCAAGACTTGGGTTAGATTATGGAATCATTGAAATCAAACCTTTTAATGGTAAATTTTATTTTGAGGAGGAGACATGAAACGATTCATCGCAATCTGGATTCTGCTATCAGCTGGGTTGAACGTCTGGCAGATGGGCAGGATTGCAGAACTAAAAAAGAAGAATCCGATGGTTATCTATAAAGCTGATAATCAAGGCGCCGAAATCAAAGGCAGAGTCGTCGAGAAAGGACGACATGGCAAGCTATACACGCTTACGATTCGTGATTACGGCATTTTCGTAGTCACGAAGGAAGTGTTTGATAATGTGAAAGTTGGAGATGAGGTGATGCTATGACGTTCGTGGAACACAATAACCGCGAGAAAGCCAATAAATTTGCCGAGTACGTGACTGGTAAGCCTTTGCGCGAATACTTAGCTAAAAAAGCAAAGCAATATTGCGGTGAAAATATATCCGTCTTCGATGGAGCTGCAGGCTCCGGGCAACTAGAACAGTTTATCAGTATGACCGATTTTCATGCGGTAGAAATTCAGCAGGAAAGTTGCGAAGCATTGAAAACAAATTTCCCTCACGCAGTCGTTCATAATCAGAGTTTCTTTACATATCAATCAGATGTACAAGTAGATGCAATTGCAATGAATCCGCCTTACTCTCTGAAATTGAAAGATTTACCAGAAGAGGATCAACAGGCTATTAAAGAACTATACCCTTGGAAAAAATCAGGTGTTGTTGATGATATTTTTCTGTTGAAGTCGCTGACTTATACGAAGCGATACGGATTCTATATCATGTTCCCTGGAATTGCATACCGTCAATCTGAAAAGAAGATGCGGGAATTGGTTGGTAATAATCTTGTTGAGTTGAATGAGATTCAAAACGGATTTGAAGACACATCTATCAATGTGATTTTCTTAGTCATTGACAAAGAAAAAAACAGTCCTGAAATTTCAAAAGAGATTTATGACTGTAAGACCCAAAAGATTGAATATCAAGAATCTGATACATTAGATTCAGATTTTAGCTGGGTAATACCTAAGAAACCAGTCGAGAAAGAAGAAATAGACATTGACCAAGTAAATGCTGAATTAGACCAGATGGCAATTGATCATCTTGAAAAACATTTAGCAAGTCAATTGATATTGATTCAGTTTTTCAACGAAGATATTGATTTAAAATCTTTCATAACGAGATGCCATAAGGTTTTAGATGATTACTTGTTGATGTACAATTTTGCAGTAGGATTAGAATGAAACCGGATAAGATAACAAAGTATGGATTACTAGACGTTTGTGACTTAATTCCAGGTACCAGAACGAAAGCGACAGATGGATCTTATTTTATCTATGGTGCTGGTATGAATGCAAAGGGAACTACAGATAAATTCAATTGTGAGAGCGACACAATCCGCTTGACTCGTAAGGGTACTGTTGGTGCAGTTTATTTTCATCGAGATCCATTTTGGATGGAAGAGGCTAGCTTTAAAGTTGAACCAAAAGAAATGATAGATAAGCGATATTTATTTCACTGGCTGTTGATGAAGCGTGAAGAAATAGAGCAGTACGCAGACGGAGATAATCAACCAGGTTTATCAGTAGCTAGATTGTCAAAATTAACGATTGACGTCCCTGATATGAAATATCAGTTAAAGGTTGTTAAGTTGTTGGATGAAATGAGTGCAGACTTGGAATTTTTTATAGACAATATCACACAAATTAAAATGAACCAAAGCAAGATTTTTAGTTACTATAACGAGAAAATCGGAACAGTTTTAGAAAGAGAAATAAATGGATAACAAGCTAGATTGTGAAGATTGTAAACAGTTTTTCTTTTTGAAAGACAAGTTAGATTATGATTGTGTATTTCAAAATGGTATTTGTAGTGATTGCTTAGTAAAAAGAATTGAACACGGAGAGGAGTGGTAGACTATGAAGTGTGAGTATGCTTTGTACGAAGGTGATAAATTTGTGACATTAGGGACAATTGAAGAAATTAGTCAGGAAACCGGGATTGAAGAAAAGAAATTGAGGTATCACACTAGACCGTCTCTTAGAAAACGATACAAAAACGGACTTGCTGTTATTAAAATTGAGGAGGTAAAAGAATGAAGCCAGAAAAAATTGATAACGTAAACAAACCAAGCCATTACCAAGGCTCAAAAGGTCTTGAAAGTATTGAAGTGATTGATAACTTTATTGGCAATCTGCCAGGGAAGGCAGCGTGGTGCTGGGGCAATGCTAT